AAACATTCGCCAATTGGTTCAACTTGACTTCAACATTGGAGGTGAGGTCGGTCGTCAAAGCGGTCGTAGGGTTTGTAAATCGAATCGTGTTGGATGTTGTGTTCCCATGGTCGGAAACGACTTGGAGAGTGACATTCGAAAGGAGACCACCGTCACCGAAATAGGTCAAAGCTTGGATATTCGACGAGACGTACGCGTTCCCTTCGACGTGGAGTTCTGTGGATGGGGTCAAAGTCTTGATACCGACCCTGTTTTCTGTAGAGTCGACATAGAGTGTGTTCGTATCCACCGTGAAATCATTCGCGACCGACCCCGAAACCGCCGTGAGTGCACCCACGTTGGATGTTCCGTGAACATCGAGGAGGTACGCGGGTGCTTTCGTCCCGAGACCCACGCGACTTGTCTCGGTATCCACGTGGAGTGTATCCGTATCAACCGTCAAATTGGAAGAGACATACACATTACCTACAACATGTAAATTAGCATCAGGGTTCTTGGTCTCAATACCAACGGAGTGTGTCGTCGCATCCACATGGAGTGTATTATCATCTACAGTTAGGTTTGAAGAAACATACACATTCCCAACCACATGGAGGTTCGCGTCAGGAGTCTTGGTCTCGACTCCGACACTATGTGTCGTCGCATCCACATGGAGTGTATTATCATCAACTGTCAAGTTTGAAGAAACATAGACATTACCTACAACATGTAAATTAGCATCTGGGCTCTTGGTCTCGACTCCGACACTATGTGTCGTCGCATCCACATGGAGTGTGTCATCATCAACGGTCAAGTTTGAAGAAACATAGACATTACCCACAACATGAAGATTTGCATCGGGGCTCTTGGTCTCAATACCAACTGAGTGTGTCGTCGCATCCACATGGAGTGTATTATCATCTACAGTTAGGTTTGAAGAAACATACACATTCCCAACCACATGGAGTTTAGCATCGGGTACTTTCGTCCCGAGACCCACGGATTGTGTACTCGCTTCGACGTGTAGCGCATCTGTAGCCACGGTAAGGTCGTCGGACATGTAGACATTACCGACTACATGAAGTTCGGCATCGGGGTTCTTTGTTTTGATCCCAACGCGTTCAGTTCCAGCTTCAACATGAAGGGTATTTGTCGCGACGGTTAAATCATCGGACACATACACATTACCAACAACGTGTAAATTAGCATCAGGGTTCACTGTTCCAAGTCCTATGGACTTGTACTCCGCATCAACATGAAGGGTATTTATCGCGACGGTCAAATCATCAGAAACATAGACATTACCAACAACATGTAAATTAGCATCGGGATCCTTGGTTTCAATTCCTACAGAGTGTGCAGTCGCATCCACATGTAGAGTATCTTCATCCACAGTTAAGTTTGAGCTCACATAGACATTACCCACAATATGAAGGTTCGCATCTGGGTCCTTGGTTTCAATCCCTACAGAGTGTGTCAATGCATCCACATGTAGAGTATCTTCATCAACGGTCAAATTACTGGAAACATAGACGTTACCAACAACATGTAAATTAGCATCGGGGTCCTTGGTCTCAATACCAACGGAGTGTGTCAATGCATCCACATGGAACGTGTCATCATCAACGGTCAAATTCGAAGAAACATAGACATTACCAACAACATGTAAATTGGCATCCGGATCCTTAGTCTCAATTCCTACAGAGTGCGCAGTCGCATCCACATGTAGAGTATCTTCATCAACGGTCAAATTGCTGGAAACATAGACATTACCAACAACGTGTAAATTGGCATCGGGGTTCTTGGTCTCAATACCAACGGAGTGCGCAGTCGCATCCACGTGTAGAGTATCTTCATCAACGGTCAAATTCGAAGACACATACACATTCCCACCAACATGAAGTTCCGCATGGGGATCTATCACTTTGATACCGATTTTGTTCCCCACAGAAAGAATATCTGTCGTGTGTGTATTTCCAGTCACATACAGAATATTAGAACCAAATTCATCCACGAAAAGGTTTGACCCGACATCCAATGTGTGGGTCGGGGTCGCATTCAAAATACCTACATTGGATTCTGTGAGGACTCTGCCGTATACTCGAACATCGAGTGTTTCATTTGTGTTTGGAACAATCACCGAACCATATGAACTACTGTCCGTGTATGCGAGTACGAGTTCATCCGAGCCTTCCCGAAATCCCATGGCGACATTCGACAATGGGCGATACATGATGATACCGAGATCTGAGGAGACGTTATATTTTCCAAGTTCTATGATTGGATCTTTTACAACAGTGTTTACAGTATTCACTGTCGTGAGCGCTCCATTCACAGTCATGTTCCCATCCACCACTAAATTATCTTGTATGTATGTGTTTCCTAACACAGTGAGAAGGTTTGAACCTTCAATGTCTATATTAAATGTCGAACCTACATCGAGTGTGTGAATGGGGGACCCATTAGCTACACCAACATTGGAGAGAGTCGTGACAGAAGTAATCGCGTTATTGAACGAGACTGTATTTGCGGTAACATTACCGTTAATCACAGCAGCTTCGAGTGTAAAATTGAGAATATCTTCAGCAATAGCCCCCGAGTCCATCACTTCTTTCGTGATTTGATTATACGCCAATACCGTGATATTCCGGTCTGAGAGATCTGTACGTAGACGTAGGGGTGTCATATACACAGAATCCGAAAAGGGTACATCAATCTGTGTGTCACTCGCGTTGAACACGATCGTATTTTCCGCCTGGTCATCGGTACAGTTTTTACCGAACCTAATCTTGGTGGAACGTTCCACTGTCGGCAAGTTCTTGACCATTTAATATAGAATGTCATTTTAATTTGCGTACAAGAGACCAGCCATACCGTTCTCGATACGGAGGATGTTATAGTTGACCGCATAAATCGGATCGTTGATAGGTAAATCTTCGCTCATAATCTTCGCTGAAGAAAGACGGCTGAAATTAAGAGTCCCTGTGGGTTGAAGAGAGCTCGTAGAGAGACAAAACGGATACAAGAAAAAATCGGGAGAAGCTACAAAGTTTGTGTGATAATAGCTCATTACATCTATGAAATGTGGTTTTCCCCATCTATAATTACTCACATCAAGACCGTTGATATTCAATTTAATCTTATTCGTAGGGGATGTGAGGGCACCGTCCGTTGTCGTATCCGATGATGCGAGATACTTCACTGGATGGTTAAACGTGAGTTCTTGAACGATAGAGTTCGAGGGGATGTTTTTCTGTACTTGGGTAATTAAGAGATCGTGCTTACGAGAGGCGATGTTTCCACGTTCTTCGTTATCGAGGTAATAGTAATTGGCGAAACATTCAACGTTGTAATTGGATGCAGTCGTCGCCCAATAAATGCGGAGCTCTACATTATGATAGTTCAAGGCTACGAGTGGTAAAGCACATTGAGGCCCCTCACAAAAGAAGAAACGGAGAGGATAAAAATAAGATCTAGCGCTCACACCTGGGTGTGTACCTTGAGCACTCCTAGATACGTTTTGGGCGAACGTATCGATCGCAATCTTCTCTGTGAAGATTGCATCTTGGGTATCAATAACGGAACCACCTATCAAAAGTTCCACTTTATCAATAATGGTGTCCCATCGTTGAATATCGAGGGCCTGGTTCGTATCATCAAGTGTAAAATACACATAGCTGAGAAGATCACCCGACCTCTCAAACTGAATACTGGACATAGAATTGTTTTTCACTGCTCCATGGATGGTTTGTTTTTCAATGGACTGTGAAAAATTAGCATGTCGCTTGAATGTTGAACTGAAGAAAGATATTTCAGGATTACCCGTGATGTACATATCCTGGGCACCTATAGCAATCAATTGAACAACACCTGCAGACATGGTATACTACTTTAACGGGAGAAAAATTACATATTACCTTTCATACACATAAATCGGAGGACTAAAATATTTTTATCTGTGGCGGTCGCACGGGTAATCGTATTACCATCTTGGTTACGGATAGTAACTGCGAAACGATCTAAACGACGAATTGGGTCTATATACTGGGTGAAAATTGGATATTCATCCTTAAATTTGATTACATCAGAGGCATCAGAGACGATACTCGCAAATGAACCTCTAAGAACGCTCATAGAAGCCTGACCGGTGAGTACATTAGAGGCGCGATCAGAAAAGATAGAATCGAGTTCGTCTATAGAGACGTAACAATGTTCCGTAGCGGAAGTTGTCCGGATACGAGCACACACTAACTTAGCCTGGACAACATTTTTCAGTGGCTGTTGAAGGAAACAAGTAAAAGTGTTCGCACTACTTTGACCAATCGAATCAATGGTAATAGTATGATATTCGTAGTTGAGATCTGGGGTCGCCATTTATAGTTAGCTTAGATTAAAGATCCACCAATTCCATCTTCGATGGCGTATCCAGCGTGTTCACTGACTAGCTGCTGGGCACCACAGATACCACCGGGGGTGAGACCAGTGGTGTAAGCACTACCCTTCTTACCTTGACCCGGGGCACATTCAATCCTGTTCTCAAGATTAAACATAGACTTTTCGTTCACAGTCTTGATAATAATAGGCATGGGCTGGTAGTTGCTGATATTCTTGTTGGCACTCAGGGCAAAAATGATCACCAACAAAATGGCGATGGACATGAGGGCGGTGCGGTTCTGCTGGTTAAGCTTAAACATTTATAATAGACCAATATATTTTTCTAAACTGCGTTAAAGGTATTTTTTTAGTTTCCATATAGAGAGTAGATGGACGAAGAAATTGTAATCGATCGGGGATCCACACATGTGATGAAATTAGATGCAGATGAACAGGCCCTGATGGATGAGATTGAAATATCTGCTCCCCGTCCTCAGCGTGTTCCACGACCCACGAACCATATGTCCAGACCCACACCCCAGATGCAACAAGAAGCTATGGATGCTTTCGCGAACCCCAATAAGCAGAATACTCCCGCCCCTCCGGGTGATGAGGAGGAGATTGATTATGGTGAGGATGAACCAACATTTTTCGATGATGACATGAACATGGGTTCTGGTCAGCAGGAGGAACAGCCTTCAAAGGGCTACGGTTCCATCGATGAAGAGAAGGCAGATTTGATTAATAAACTTGGGCGTTTAGAGAAGAAGGGGTTTGCCGTGAATAAACGCCTGAATGCCTATTCAAATGTTGATGAACTTCGTTCGGAAGTAAAGAGGATCACATACAGTATAGATGTTGAACAATCTGTACGCTTTTCTCGGAGGATGCTCGTCGCCTGTGTAACCGGTCTCGAGTTTTTGAACAAGAGGTACAACCCCTTCGAGGTCCAGTTGGAGGGGTGGTCTGAATCAGTGATGGAAAATGTGGATGACTATGATGGTGTGTTTGAGGAACTCTATGTGAAGTACCGATCCAAGGTGAACATCGCCCCAGAGGTCAAGCTGATTATGATGCTCGGTGGCTCTGCTATGATGTTCCATCTTACCAATAGTATGTTCAAATCGGTGATGCCCAATATGAACGATGTCATGAAGCAGAACCCCGATCTCATCAAGAGTATGATGAGTGCTGTTCAAAACACAACTCGCAATACGGGTGGTCCAGCGGTTGATGCACCTGTGGGTGGTTCGGGGCAATACGAGATGCAGGGTCCCGGACTCGACATTTCAAGTCTCATGGGTGGGATTTCTATGCCACCCCCACCCCCAATGAACACTAACTTGGGAACACAGGGTACCATCCGTGAGGAGGATGACGATGATGATGTTTCCGATATTATGTCCATTTCCGGTGATTCAACTGGGGGTGAGCTCAGACAAGTAAATGTTAACTCTTCTAAACCCAAAAGGACGAGACGAAAGAAGAAGACTGAAATTAATCTCTAAATATATATAAATGATAGCGTACTGTCCACTGGAGGAACTGAATCCTCCAGTCAAACAACAAAAGCCAATCGTGGAACTCGAAGTCGAGGAAGATAAACCAACGATTGGCCGTGAAGAAACTGAACTCAATTATGTCGTCATGGCTTTCATTGTCGGCGTGATTGCTCTAGCCGTCTCTGATTCCATCAGGGCATAATTACTTTTTTATCTACCGCAGGGTTTTCCCTTGTAGTAAATTTAATATGTGTACTCGAAACCTGAACCACCCAGATTCGTGTTACCACCACCTCCGTTATCTAAGGTCACACTAGTACTGTTACCTATGTTATGTGTAAAGTGTTTTACTCCACCACCAACCCCAGATACAACTTCCACGAAAATATCATATGTGTAGTTTCTACCAGTTTGACCGGTCGACACACCACTCGGATAAAATTTCCCGTCGGTGATGTATGGTGCGATCTGTACTGAGCGTGTCCCTGTCACCACAGTGGAACTCCATGGATACAAATTCAGACCACTGAACATATTTTTAGTACCAATAGCTATGTCAACATTCGGGGCTGTTCCGTCGTGTGTACCACCTTGTACTTCAAGTATCATGGTACTTACGTTGTCGACATCACTCGTCTCTCTCAATTGAGCGACAATCTTAGCGTAAAATGTTTGGGGTTGGAAGGTTATTTGTACATCTTGACCATTAGTCGTCACGATTGAAAAGGTTTTAGAATATCTCTTACATGCGACTTCATTCGAACCTGAGATAAAGCCACCACCGACATGAAGTGCTGTGTTCGCGGTTGCCTCACCGAGATCGACGGCGACTTGGTTACCCAGATCGATCTTACCATCGATCGAGAGATCACCCATGATTTCCAAGTTACTGTTTATGATCATCTCATTCGAATATGGGTCGATATACACGTTACCTGAAACGTCACCGTAAATACTGGAGACACCCCCAGTTGTTTTAAATTCTAAGATGGCATTACTCGTTGGATGTTCGATGCGAGTTGTACCACCGTATACTGTAAAGTGTTCACTCGGGTTTACAGTTCCGATACCCACATTACCAGAATCAATTATATGAATACCATCAACTTCAACGCTATTTTTGACCGCACCTAAGACTGTGCCATGTATTGAGTGCTGTGTGTTACTGAAACCCCTCACATACCCTCCATAGTTATCGTTTGTATTCAAACTGACACCTATTTTGTTATTGGTTCCCGGACTTTGTAATTTAAGAACATCTATGTCTGTTGTGACACCGGAGTAGATGTGCACATTTGTATCCGGGGCGTTGGTCCCTATCCCCACGAGTCCTGTATTCTTAATTCGTATAGCTTCAGTCGCGTTTAATTCAGACGTACCAACTGTAGCTTTATTTTGAAATCTCATATCAACAGTTCCAATGGTCTCAAAACGAGCACCATCACTTAAAGCGAAGATGTCTAGGTTACCGAAATTGACTTTTTGACCACCAGCGAATTCGATACCACCATTTACAAACAACTGTGTTGTCGCGGTTTGTTGGATTTTACTTTCGTCAGATGTTCCTATCAAAACCTTACCCTGCGCAGATAAGAACATAGTCGGCTTAAGTAAACTTGAAGTACCAGCTTCCATAGCGACCTTAGCTGCTTCATTCAATTCAGGTTCACTATACGTCTGAAATACTTGTTGCGATCCAACAAATCGTAGTTGATCTGGGCCAGCAGCACCGGGACCTTCATTACCTTTAAAAATTAACAGTTCTGATATGTCTGTACTAACCAGTCGTTCTTTGATAAAAGTATTACTAAATCCATCAGAAACTAGCCCACCAAAATAGAGTTCGTTACCAATCACAACATTACCATTTACTTCCAATTTAGCCCTAGGTGCGTCTGTACCAATTCCCATATTACCAAAAGTACCATCAATAAAGATCCGACTTGTCGTTGAATCATTAATCACATCAGGATTTTTAGTAAGTCTGAAGTCGCCATCAGTTCCTGTTATACCCATAGAATAGCCGCGAAGATTACCATTGTCAGCTTGAATAAACGAAGCAAACGAGTTTGAACTTGTACTATCAGCCCTCATGGCTACGATGGCGTCATCTGCGATATCACCAATCTTTTCACTATGTACGAGAAGACCGTTAGTTACCGAATTTCCTATTCCAGTTGTGATGATTTCTAAATGTGACGCTGGTGTTGTTGTACCAATTCCCACGCGCTTATTACTTCGCCACGTCATCACATTATTCATGGTGTTATAATCATCTCCCGCCAGAGAGAGATTCAATTGAGAACGAGCTGTCCCTGAAACGGTTCCATGTTTCCCCATCTGGAAGAGACCTCGAACACCATGTTGGCCATCTATACCACCTTCACGCGTGAGTTGCATGACATTTTTGAAATCGGATGAACTCGTAATTGGTGAAGTGTTGGTAACTACCAGTGGAGTCCCGAGGTGACTCACTCCGTTTCGATTAACAACTTGATCATTAATAAAGGCTGTGCCACCAGATACATGAAAACGCCCTTGAGGTACCGAAGTACCCACACCAACATTACTCGTTTCTAAAACGGTCAGTGCTGGTGTACCCATGGAGGCGGTCGTACTCGCAAAAAAGTTGATACCTTTACCACTCCCAACGATATTTTCGATTCGAGTTTCTTTCGTCACCGGACTCGTGAATATCTTCATATTTGTCTCTGTATTACCAAATATGGCCGCGTTACTACCATTGATTTTGAGATTACCATCAATGGTTAAATGTTCACTGGGTTCTGTATTAGATATACCAACATATCCATTAGATGCTATGCGTATTCTCTCAGTATTTTTGGTAAAGAATCGGATATTTTGACCACTGGCTGAAGTTTTAGCGCCATATATCTCAATCGCACTTATGTTTGCCGTGAGTGGTCCAGATTTGAGCACTACAGCATTTGAAACGGAGTCACCATCATCTGTATCGGCGTGAACGAGCACGTTCGCGGTAGACGTAATTCCTGAATCACCTTCAACCTCGATGAAATCTTGTACACGAATAGATTGCGTGATGAGACGATTTGTCACTGTATTACCTAGAATTGTTAAGGTATTCGCCGCGTTGGGAGATGTGTTTATGAAAAATTCATCACCAACTGAGAATGTATCAGTTGGATTTGTGTTAGCTATACCCGTCGGTGTGTTACCAGTTGTTTGAATACTATGGGCTTGAATAGTGGATGTCACCACCATCGGTATCGCCGCATCTGCATCTAATGTGATGAGACTACCCACAGTGAGTCCGTCATCACCTATTCTCATACCCTTAAAATACCCATATCCATTGGCATGTAAAACATTCGCAGATGATGTTGCGGTATCATTTATGTATACATTCGAACCTACGGAAAGACTATAATCTGGTGACGTGTTGGCTATACCCACATTATTTTGTGTGTATAATTCTCCAAAAATATGAAGATTCGTTGTAGTCGCTGGATCGATCGTAAAGTTTTGGTCGAGAGGTCCACCGAATGTACGACCTAATTTCATAGTGTCGTCACTTTGCGTGTACCCGAAAAACACATTAGCGTCTCCAGCCTTTTGAACCATTAATGTAGCCATATCATACGTTCCGTCATTTCCGGAGAATGCACCAAGATTCGCGGGGTCGGTGGCCATTTGAATGACGGCATTTGATATGACAAGACTGTTCACTTGTAAATAATCTGGAATTTCTGTAATTGCGAGATTACCACTAATACTTACATTACCTGTAATGTGGAGTTCTCCATTTTCTATTACAACATTACCATTTTTGAATGTGGCGACATCAGAACCAGGATTAGATTCTGTACCCACTGTTAACGATGTTCCTACAGTCGCGTTTGTTGTAAAGGTATTACCGGTAACATGTAGAACATTTGAATCACTGTTATTTATCTTGATTTTATCTGCTAATTCAAGTTGATTTGTTAATATCAGATTATATGTGAGAACGTTACCGTTAACTGTGACGAGATCACGATTACCGACACCTATAAAAAATTCTTGGTTATCACCAACTTGAAAATCATGTAGGGGGGTAGTAGTTTTAACACCAATTTTATCACTTACATTCATACGCGCCGTCTTAATAGTTTTAGAGACGTCCAAAATGATTTCTTGACCACTTTGCATAAAGAGATCAGCACCGATAGAGAAACTTTTTGTTGGGGCTGTATTCGCAATACCTATACGATCGACCACAATCTCATCAGCTTCAATCTCACTTGTAATAATACTTCGAACTGTGGTGAGAATATCCTGCTCTGTGGGATCAGCGTCCATATTCGACACGAAAATATGATCGAAACGAACAGTTCTACCCATCTATACATTAACTACCGAATAAAATTCCTGCTAAACCATCCTTGATTCTCAACACGTTATAATTTACGGCGTATACAAATAGTCCCTGGTTATCTGGTCTATTTAAACCCTTCTCTGCGCCTCTGATGGTTAACTTGGCGTTATCGAGCCGACTGAAATTACAAGAACCAGATGGATTATAGTCTGATGCGTTCATACAGAAGTGATAGGCGAAAAATCGAGTATACATTAATACCTGACTTTCAGCGATAAAATCAGACGTTCCGAATGATGATTTATAATAGTTTTGAACGGTATGGAAGTACATAGGACTCATCTGTTCGAGTAGAGGTATCCCGTTTATTTGTAATTCAGCACTCTTAAATGTAAAACGATCATTTGCGAAATCGTCACTATTTGCACCAAATCCAAAGAATAATGATTTAACTGGGTGATTAAAAGCGGATATATCACAGACATTTTCATTACTAGCCAATGTGTTATCTATCGTAGTTGTGAGAGGGAATTCTATCTTTTGAACTTGAGTAATCACAAAATCCAGTGATCGACTAACAAGTGATTCTCTCTCATCTCGATCTAGATATATATAGTTTCCATACATTTTAGCAGTCTTATCGTCGGCTCCTATAGTAGCTAAGTTTGCTTCATCAAAATTAATTCGTATTTCAACTTCATGATTTTGAAGTGCTACGAGAGGTAAAAATGCTTTATGATCACAGAAAAAGAAATGAAGTGGAACAAATGTAAAGTTGGATGTTGAAGTTTTGTTATTAAGTTCTTGTGTTTTATTCCAAGTGTCAGCTAAATAATTTGGCCATATGTCACCAAAGTAATCATATGGCTGTGAATCTATTTTTTGACCGCCTATAAAGAGATCTATTGTGGAATTGTAAAACAAGTTTGATGCGATATTCGCGTTAGAGTTTAGAGAACTCGATTCAAACCATAACCCATTAATAATATCACCTAAAACGGGAATTTTAATAGACGTATCTTTGGCTGAAATATTTTTAATGTATTTGGGTGCTTGAGAAAAGTTTGTATGTCTCGTAAACTTCATCCGGAAAAATGAATGTCCATCGTCACTAGTCAAGTAGACATCTTGTATTCCCTTGGATACCAATTGTATTAATGCACCCGACATTTAATAGATGTTCAGATTATAAAAACAGACACTTTCCCTGAGGGAAGTCACTCTTGTTTTCTTCCACAACCTTTCCGCGGATATTGAAACCACCTTGTCTGTATACCTTCATTCGCTTGTAATACATTGCTGTGAAGATCGACCAAGGGTCGTGTACGTCGTATATATGAGGATCATTCTTCTTCCCTTTGGTTTCTCTCATAATACGCCCAATACTTTGAGTGATGTCAGACTTGGGACTGGCTAAGATAACTGTATCGAGTGTTGGGATATCTAGACCCTCATGGGCTTGGCTGAATGTTGCGAAGATGATCTTCTTCTTTGAAGATTCCTGGAGAGCGGCTTCTTTCATACCACCCATATAGAGTCCTGAAGTTTTAGGAAAACATTGATGAAGAAATTCACAATGAAGACGGCGATCACTGAGAACTAAAAGTTGTCGAGTACCCGCCGATGCCTTTTTTACCAATTCTACGAGCATCTTGTTTCTTTGACGATCTTCAACTAGATGTGTAATCATATTTGGCATTGAAATCTTTCCGTTCCTCATAGAGGGTGGAGGGTTTCTATAATTCGGTGAATCGAAAGTCACTGAAAAAACCTCAACTTGTCCCTGATTCTTTCTCTCAACTGCAAAGAATGTTGGACCCATAAACCAATGAAGCACTTTAGTGAGACCATCCTTTCTTTCGGGTGTCGCTGAAAGTCCAAAGATGTGCTTGGGGCACATTTTAAATAAACTCTGACTAAATACTTTTGCACAAATATGATGCGCCTCATCTACTATGAGGGTTCCTATACTCTCAAAATCTGAAAATGAATATTCTTTGAGTGAAAGTGATTGGAGCATCGCGATTACAAAGTCACACTCAACTTCTTTCTTATCTTGTTGTACCACACCAATCGTGGCACCTGGACAAAACTGTTGAATTCTTTCTCGCCACTGATCTGCTAAGAACTGTTTATGTACGACAATCATGGTCCTGTAACCCAACTTACACGCTATGGCCAAGGATACCGTCGTCTTGCCATACCCACATGGTAAAGAAAGGACGCCATGCCCTGCTTTAATTGCTGCTCGAAGTGCGTCGTTTTGGTGGGTGGAATCCCTAAGCTGTCCGACAAACTTGGTGTTGATACGAGTGGGCTCAGGTCTCTTATCCTCCTCAGGTTCCCCAAGTTTAGCAGTTCCGTAGAATCTTGGAACGCAGACTCCATTCTTAGCTGGTCTGAAAACCTTGAAAGGTGGTGGAGGGAATCCGTAATCCCCATTGACTACAGGTCTTACCGTAAGTTCTTTTTTAATTTCTTGGATTGGACCCGTGTCAATAATGTATCCGGTTCTTGTGAGAACCGTCATACTCTATTTATTTAAAGATGTGAAACTTTATATAGATATAAAAATGCCCACTTTAGACGTTGAAGAGAATATTAACAAGCTTCGTGTGAACATTGAACAGATGACTCAAGAAGTGTTCAGGCTTCAGGGTATGCTCCAGACTTTTGAAGGATTCAAGAAGGGTGGTCTCAAGACAATTGAACTCCCCCAAGATCCCAATCAAGCCCCGGTGGAAGAGGAAGAACTTGAGAGTATCCAAGAGAAGCCCGAATAATTACCAACATTCCATACACCCTTGAAGTCCACCACAACTTCAACTTCATCACCCTTTATTAGAGACTGAATGGGACGTCCTTTGACTTCACACATCACTCTCCTATAACGGAACGGCACTTTGACTGTGAGCACTTTACCATCGAGGGGGTTGTCGATGTTTTGATTCACAAGGAGATGTGATTTATTTGTATGCATTCGTTCTATAATTTCCGAGACATTTGCAGGAATTATATAACGGATATACTTTTTACTATTAAATTCAAGCATAGGTTCGTACACCTGTGCTATGAACTTCATCTACGATATACTAAGACTAAAACTATAAGTATAAGTAACAAAACTGTATACAATAAAAACCGGGAAAGAGGTAAAGGTTTCAGTGGTTTTCGACTGCCGAAAATTTCATGACTCAAAGACCGAGATACTTCTATAGCTGCCTCTATGCTCGAATATGGTGTGTTTCGTGGCGACATCATACCACACATCGCAACCGTGGGACATTTTCCAAAGAATGGGAGCTGACCATAGAGACTGAGAACCCCAGAGGATTGTGAAAAGTCCCAACTTTTACCATTCCATTCCGCACCCCAACCAATCCGTATATCAATGGGTTCAGGTAAACCAAGTTGTTTGAGAACCTCTTGTTTTATCATATCTGGGTTAGAACTTAATACATTCTCTGTAAGGTTACATATAACACAAGATATTGTGTTAGTACCAAATAATACCTTAGGTTGTAAGTCCCATTCTGTAGTACTCACTATTTCCAAATCTGTTTTCAATATTGGTTTCCTATCATAATCTATAAGAACATTTATAGCGCCATACGTACTTCCCCTAAGTTTTTTCTCTGCGTCGGGACCCCAGTTATCACCCAAGAGTTTTAGAGCTGGACTATTATCTACACATAAAAACAACATACCATCATTTATAATTTCTCCATTACTAAGTTTGGCAGAATAGCCATCGCTGCGATACTCAATAGAAGTCATTTCAGCTCCAAAAACAAAATTAATTCCATTATTTAATAAACAATTTTCCATAGCGTCACACATCACTTTACCTGAGACCTTTTGTGTGTGCATAGTAGAAAGTGATGTATGATCTATATTTTTTACAAATTCATACGCAGACATAACATCCCAAGTAACACCATCCATTATTAAGGGTAAGTGTTCAATGTAGTTCTGTCCATTTTCACTGAGAGTTCCGACTGCATCTCTGAGAGATATTCCCTTGTATTTATCTGGGTGTGCAAATACACGAGAAAAGAGTGAAATTAGGGTTGTATAATCTCTGACACTGATAGATTTAAAGGCGGTGTGTAGATACTCCTTCTTATCCACTGGTTGAAATATATCATTCCATTTGATGTTCATCTCTGAAAATAAAGATTGCGTATTGACAAACGCTTCATCGAATACAATTCTATGTGCGTGAAGGTCCCTACTTTCCACATCCGGTTCCCACCATGATCCACCGGCAGATATTTTTCTATCGTAAATTGTTATGTCATTATTTCCTGCTCTGAGAAATTCCCAAGCTAAAGACATACCACTTGGACCCGCACCAATAATATGAATCTTCATTCTACTTGTAGTATATAAATTAAATGAAACCAGAACTTTTACGCTCCTCGGGAGTTTTTAATGCATAAAGGAATGTCACGAAAATCGCAGTAGATAAAATTGCGTATTCAATATCCCTTGATGATGTTAAAGTAATTAGAAATAGTGAGAATAGACGAAAGAACTTATTACCGAATAGAACTTTTAACCGCTGTGGGATCGTGACAGCATTACCCGAGAATAAACCTTGGTAAAGTACGATGAGTGAAAAAAATAACGAGGGGGGTTGAAGGAATTTTTCAATTGGGTTGGTGACTGATCCAAGCACGTTAGAAATCTTCATTTATATATGTTCAGAAATAAAACCTAGACAGAAAGTAGAATGTTATGTGTTGCTCAACATGTACCAATCAAACTTCCTAGTAGAAAGTTGAAAACATGGAAATTCGCGGGTAAGTTTCTATGGAAGAATGCCACTGTACAAAATAAAAAAGAACTTGGTCAATGGACAAAAGGTGAACTCCTCGATCTCGGACCAACATTTGTAAAATTGGGTCAAATCGCTTCGACGAGGGGGGACCTTTACCCTCCTGAATTTACAAAGGAACTGGAATCACTTCAAGATGACGTCCCCCCCGTGGAATTCGAGACCATTGTAGATTATACTATTTTTAAAGAATTTGACCCTGTACCATTTAAATCCGCGAGTATCGGTCAAGTCCACATGGCTGTACTCCATAACGGTCAAAAAGTTGTTGTAAAATTAAAACGCCCAGGAATTCTGGATATCATGAAGGAGGATACCGATAACATACGCGATATTGTACATTTTTTAGAGCGTATAGGTATTGACACGGGAAATAGTTCAGGGACGGTTCTCGATGAATCTATAGAGTACTTGTTAGGTGAGGCAGACTATACACAAGAAGTTGATAATGCCATCAAGTTTAGGAAAAGTATGAAAGATGTTGATTGGGTAAAGGTTCCGAAAGTGTATAAAAAGTATTCAAACGATGAAATGATCGTAATGGAATACGTCGCGTCAACGAAACTGACTGAGATTACAGATAAGAAGGTGAACAAGAAGAAGATATGTGAAGCCCTTATAAACGCGTATGTGATTCAAACTATGGATAATGGTCTCTTCCACGCTGACCCACACCCAGGTAACTTGGGATTTTCATCTAAAGGTAAACTTGTATTTTACGATTTCGGATTACTCGTACCCTTATCAGATGAACTACGAGATGGATTCACGAAACTTTTTGGTTTCATAATCGTGAGGGACACTGCGGGTATCGTAGATACACTGGTCAAATTGGGTGTGATTGTTCCAACATCTTCAGATGTTTCTGATATTGAACTCTTCTTTGAAACTATCTTGGGGTACTTGGAGACCCTCGATGGTTCTGGAATTGTGAATGATGATCTCGCCACAC